TGGTCTTGCTGCTGAAGCAATCTCAGATAATGCTAATGGTTTCGTTATTGTATTTGGATTACTAACCGGCATTACAACAAATACAGACCCACCCGTCACAGGTGCTGAAGGTTCTGCTCTTTATCTGGATGAGACAACCGCCGGTGCATTCCGTTCAGGTATACCTGTCGCACCGAACCATGGTGTCCGTGTAGGATTCCTTGTAAAGAAAGCAGGTGGTGGTGCTGGTTCGGTATTTGTCAATGTTCAGAACTATCAGGAGTTAGAGGAACTTTCCGATGTCACCATTACTTCCGCTGCATCAAATGATTTCCTTGTGTACGATACAAACAAGTGGGTTAACAAGACCGCAGCAAATTCCCGCACAGCACTTGGATTGGGAACTCTCGCAACCCAAAGCGGTACATTCTCTGGCACATCCAGCGGAACAAACACCGGAGACCAGAATATATTCCAGACCATTGCGGTTACTGGACAAAGCAATGTCGTTGCTGATAGCACCACAGATACGCTGACCTTTATTGCCGGTACAGATATCACTATTACTACCAATGCAACCAATGATGAAATAACATTTGCGTATAGTGGTACTGGTGGCAGTGGTACAGTAGAACCGTTTATACTTTACAGATTAGGAATTACTTAATAGGAGATTAACATGGCAACAACTGCCCAATATACAGCACAACCAATTATAAATTATGTTCAGATTTCTACAGCAAACACTAATAGAGATGGAACAGGAACCCTTGGAACTCTTATCACCGGTCCTTCTACCGCTGCCGCTAACGGAGTTGGTGAAAGAATTAACCGTATAATTGTTGAAGCAACTGGAACTACAATTGCTGGTATGGTTCGTTTCTTTATTTCTTTAGATGGTGGCACAACAAAAAGAATGATTGCAGAAAAAGTCGTATCAGCAATTACCGTTGGTGCTGCGGTTGCAGCATTTAGAACTGAAGTACCGGAACTTGTAGGATTTATTTTACCCGGTGGTGGTAACGCAGTAATCTATGTCTCAACACATAACGCAGAAACATTTAATATTATCTGTGAATCAGGAAGACTATAATGAACAATGGTATCTACGGATTTCCACCCGGTAAGAACATTACCGTAGATTACCAAGAGTTCAATGACGCTGGTACTTGGACATGGTACAAACCTGTCAATGCCAAACTTTGTTTCATTCGTGGTTCTGGTGGTGGTGAAGGTGGCAACGGATCCTCCGGTGCTGGTGCTGCCGGAGGCGGAGCAGGATGTGCTCATCAATTCTGGATGACCGCAAATAGATTATCTCCACAGGAAACCGTAGTAGTAGGACCCGGTGGTGCTGGAGGTACTTCTACTGCAACCGCAGGTGGAGACGGAGGCGATACAACTTTTGCTGGTTTTACTTGGGCAGGTGGTGGTAATAATAATGCATCTAGAAATTCTTGGATAGGTACTAACACTACTTGGGGTTCTGGTGGAGCAGGTGGAGCAGAAGGAAGAGTTGGTGGTTGGGGAGCAGGAGGAGGTGGTGGTGGAGGTGGTGCAGTTGCTACTGGAAAAGTAGGCGGTCAACCAAGACTAATAAGTTATGCTTCTAATTCTGTTAATCCAACTACCGGCGGCGGTGCTGCCGGAGGAACTTCTGTAACTCTTGTTGGTGCAAATGCAGATCCAGCAAAAGATGTAGACGGATATGGAGAAGGTGGTGGCGGTGGTTATGGTGGCGTTGGTGGTAATGGCGGAAACGGTCGCCGTGGTTCTGGTGGCGGAGGTGCCGGTAACGGTTCATCTGGAAACGGCGGCAATGGTGGCGATGGGTTTCTAAACATTATAACTTATTGTTGGGAGTAAAGAGAAATGAATAACGGATTATTTGGGTTTCCACCCGGAAAGAATATAACAGTAGATGTTCAAGAGTTTGAATTAAGCGGTACATGGCAGAAACCTGCCAACGCCAAGTTCTGTTTTATTGAAGGAATTGGTGGAGGTCAGGCAGGACAAGCAGGTACTACAACAAACTCCGGTGGTGCTTCTGGTGCTGCCGGATGTTCATATCAAACCATAGAACTTGCCAGTAAATTTCTAGACCAAGAAACTGTTAGCATAGGTGCAGGAAGTACAACAAGTACAACTTCGGGTGGTACTACCATATTCTCAACATTACAATTTCCCGGCGGATTTGGTACAGGTGCTCCAAGAAATGCTTTTACTGCTACTGATCTTTCTGGTTCATTTGGTGCGGGAGCATCAAACATTACTGTATCAGGAAGACATGGAAACTTTGGAGCAGGTGGCGGTGGAACAGGTGGTTCTAATGCTGGAGCAGACGGTAATCCGGGAGGTAAACCTCGTTCATTTGCTTTTGGGTCCGGTGTAGCAACTTCAGAAACAGGTGGCGGAGCAGCGGGTGGAATATATTTGTTAGGAGTTACTAATGGATTGGACGCAGACCCAGTAAACGATAGGCATGGATTTGGTGAAGGTGGTGGAGGTGGAGCAGGAAACAATGCCGGTAGTGGTTCAAGAGGCGGTGCTGGTCGTAGAGGTTCTGGTGGTGGGGGTGGCGGTAATGGTACTACAGCAGGTGGTCAAGGTGGTAGAGGCGGCAATGGTTTTCTTAGAGTAATAACATATTGTTGGGAGTAAAGAGAAATGAACAACGGATTATTTGGATTCTTTATTGGAGCAAATGTCACAATTAATATACAAGAGTTTGACATTACAGACCCATATAAATCTAACTGGGTAAAACCTGCCAACGCACAACTGTGTTTCGTTGAAGGAACTGGTGGAGGTGCATCTGGTGCAGGTAGTGCAGGCACCGCTGGTAATAGAGCAGGCGGTTCAGCAGGTGTCGCCTATCCTATAATTTTACTAGCATCACATTTAAATGATACAGAAGAAGTTATCATTGGAGCGGGTGGTGTAGGAACCCAAGCAAATGTTCATGGAACAGGTGGAGATACTACCTTTGCTGGTTTTACATGGGCAGGAGGATTTGGTGGTTCAGCAGCAGGAAGAACACCATTCTCTGGTGGAATACCTACTTCTAATTGGGGTACTGGTGGTGCTGCTTCTGGTACAGGAACTGCCGTTGATGGTAGACATGGTGGATTTGGTGCTGGTGGTGGAGGCAGAGGTGCAACCACTGCTGGTAATGTTGGTGGCAAACCTCGTTCATTTGCTTTCTTTGCTGGTGCAGCAACCCCAGAAAGAAGTGGAGGAGCACCAAGCATGACAGATGCAAGACCAGAATATGACATTGATGGATTTGGTGAAGGTGCTGGTGGTGGTTCTGGTACAAATGTTGGAAGAAAAGGAAGACGAGGTAGTGGTGGTGGAGGTTGTGGTGGAACAGGAACACTTAAAGAAGGTGGAAATGGTGGAGATGGATTCCTTAGAGTAATAACTTATTGTTGGTAAACAGGAGAAAAAGAAATGCGTCAAGCAATAATTAAAGATAATATCGTAGTCAATGTAATAGCAGGTTCTGTACCCAATGGAATAACTTTGGAAGAAATGGAACCATGCGAACCCGGTGCAACTTATATCCCAAATGGAAACCCAAGATTTATTCTACCACCTCGGGTTTACCAGTGGACGGCATATGAGTTCCTAAATCGCTTTACAGGCACGGAGCGAGAAGCAATCCGTACTGAGGCAAAGACCAATCCCAATGTTGCAGACTTCCTTATGCTTGCTACAGCGGCACAGGTAATCATCTCAAATGACCCAGTGACAGTTGCAGGTATGGGATACCTAGTCTCCATTGGGTTGATTGCTGAACAGAGAAAGAATGAAATTCTAGATGGAAGCATCTAATACAAAAGTTCCTATAGTTGTATCAGTTGACTTCTTTGATTTCAAAGGAGACTTGATGTCGGAAGTTGCACGCTGTGTTTATGGACATGGTGCTGTACATATAGGATTGATGTTGGATGAGGATCGTTATTTATTTCCCCATCCGTCACAAGGATTGACTTTAAGAAAGACCGCAACCGTATACCGTAAATGTCAACCTGAATTGTTTATACAATTGATGGGTTATGAACCACTGGATCTTAATTGGTTTGAAAAGAAATTTAAAGGTAGAAGATTATCTAATACTTTTGTACGATTGGTTACAGAACCAATGTATGTCTTTTCAGATCTAGGTGCAGACTTAGCATTACCTAAAAGAGAAACTTGTGTTTCTCAGATAACAGATGTTCTCAGAGAACTGAACATTGTTACATTTACTAAAACTTCACAAGCATTGTACCACGAACTAGTGGGACATCCAATGAGAGTAGGATGAGAAATGAAAGATAAAGATTTTCCACATGTATCACAAGAACTAATAGACGCACTAAAGCGTGTATATAAACCAATAACATTCACACTTGATAAAGATCAACGCAAACTGGACTTCTTGTCTGGTCAACTTTCAGTAATTGATTATCTAGAGTTGATTCAGAATAAGCAACTAGCAAACTAAGGAGTAAACTATGGGTAGTAGACGAGGACCATCTGGACCATCCCCAGAAGAAATAGCACGACAAGCAAGAGAACAATCAGCAAAAGTTAAATTTGAAGATGCTAAAGGACGCTATCTAGGTCGTGTTGCAAGTAGAGAAATCGCTGCTGCTTCTGGTAGAGAAAGAGCAATGGGTTCTTTAGAGTATGAAGAAATGCAAAGAGGTGGATTTGTTCCAGAGAGTTCTCTGTTTATTCCAGAAAGATTTGCACCAGAAACATCTACTCAATACAAACCAAGAAGTGCAGATTTTGCTTTTGAAACTGTTGCGGTTGGATCTCAAAGATACAAAGATTTAATTAGTCAAGGTTATAAACCAACAGAAGATATCCCAACAAATCAAGGACGAGCAACTTTCGCTGGAACAAATCCTTCTAATAGTATTTACTTTGGTTCAGGAAATTGGGGCGGTGTAAATATGGTTACTCTACAAAGAGGAACTGATGCTGTCGCACCAGAAGAAGCGGAATATTCTTGGTTCACCGCTGCCAATCTAGGATTTACAAACATAGCACAAGAATATAATCTTGCTCAAAGAAATGTAACCAAGGATAGTATGTCTTATAACAAGGCATTATTTGAGAACTTATTGAAATATGATCAATGGAATTCGTCTGCAAACCCATTGGCACAAGCGGAACGACAGCAAGTAGCAGAGACATTCAGATCACAATATGGTGGTTTGACAGAAGCACAGATAGAATCTGGTGCATGGAAACAAGATATAAGAAATCAACAACGATACGCAGGTATGTTATATGCCAGCGAAAATCTTGCAAGAGGACAGTTAGGAATCTAATATGGAATATAAAGCAAACTCATCATACATTGAAAGAGAATTTCTCAAGTTAGATGGAAGACGCACTAACAAATTAAATCGTGCAAGAGACTGTGCAAGACTGACGGTTCCTACTCTGTTTCCTAGAGAAGGTTTTACGGAGTCAATGGATCTCCCTGATGTCTTTAACTCCATGCCTGCTAGAGGCGTGATGTCATTGGCATCCAGAATCACATCTGCAATGTATCCTTTATCTCAAGCACCATTCTTTTCCTTTGAGGTTGATACCCAGTATGTCCCTCAAGGTGTAAATATGAATGATACCATTGCTTCTTTAAGTCGTCTAGACAAGAAGATAATGACTAAACTTTCTCATTCAAATCTCCGTCAAGAACTTTTCGTGTTGCTTCAACACCTAATAGTTCTCGGTGATGCACTGTTTGAGATCAAAGATGATTATTCATTCATGGTCCATAGAGTGGATCATTATGTCGTACAACGATTCCCAGACGGAAAGATTAAAAGAATAATTCTCCGTGAATGGGTGGATCCAGATGCACTTCCAGAAGACTGGGAGTATGCCATGGAAGAAGGAAAGGTATATGGAGCAGATAAAGACGAAGAAGAGGATGAGAACTATAATAGTAAAGGTGGGGACTATAACAGTTTTATTTCCTCCTACAACCAAGCATACGCACCTAGCAAGTCTCACCGACCATTTTACACGATGGTTGAATGGGAAACGGACGATCAAGTTTGGAAATGCACCAAAGAATATTGTGGAATAATTGTTGACGAAGGTGAGTTCACTGTTAATCCATACATCCCACAGTCATGGTCACGCATTGCCGGAGAGGACTATGGACGCTCTCTGGTTGAGGAGCACATTGGGGATATCCGTACCCTAGAAGCATTATCCAAATCGCTTGTAGAGGCGGCAATGGCGAATAGCGAACACCGTATTGGTATTGACCCAAGCGGTATCACGGAGATAGCGGACCTACTGGATACCGCTAATGGTGATTATGTCTCTGCTAGACAGACAGATGTTTTCCCAATTCAATTACTCCGTCAAGTAGATCTGTCACCAATGGCAGGTCTTCGTTCAGATTTAATTAATGGATTAGGTAGAGTATTCCTATTAAACTCTTCAATGCAAAGACAAGCAGAAAGAGTTACTGCCACCGAAATTCGTATGATGGCAGAGGAATTAGACCAGTCGTTGGGTGGTGTATTCTCAGGTATCGCACAATCCATACAGATTCCAATCGTCAAGAGAACTGTTCTGTTGATGGTAAAAGATGAACTATTACCACCAGATATTATACAATTAATTTCTGAGAAAGGAATCCTTGGACTCAAGGTTCGTACCGGTCTAGAAGCACTCAATAGAGAAATTGAGTCTACTCTACTTTCACAATGGATGTCAATGGCAGGACAGGTACAAGCGTTCCAACCTTACATTGATCCTTATGGATTCCTTGTGCGATTCACTACTTCGCTTGGTCTTGAGTCCGCTGGTCTCATTAAGTCACCAGAACAATTACAGGCAGAACAACAAGCACAAGCAGAACAATCACTACAAGCAATGGCATCAGAGAAGTTGATGTCAACTATCGGAAACATCGCAGAAACATCTGCCTCTGCAACCGCAGAACAAGCAGTACAACAGCAACAAGTTTAAGGAGATAAGAAATGTCAGAAGAGATTGAGAAACCAGAGAACACCCCGACTGAAGTTACACAAGAGGATCATGAGATCGCAGCAGTTGAGAAGTTTGCCAAGGCAAACCCAAACAACCTACCCGATCAATTCAAAGGTGATCCTGAGAAATTCATTGCATCGTATAAAGAATTGCGTAAGTCTTATACTAAAGCAAGTCAAGAACTTTCTAAGTACAAGAAACAACAGGAGCAAACACAACCTGATGTTGACACCAAACCGGAAGAAAATGAACCGCCGATTTCAGACAAACTTGCAATACCAGAACAACCAGCACCCACGGAAAACGATGCGGAATGGGATGAGTTGGGATCTGAACTCCAGAAAACAGGAGACCTCTCGGCACAAACCAGACAAAAGTTAAAGGCAAAGTACAAAGTACCGGATCATATTATCAATCAATATGTTGATGGTTGGAAACAGAGAAGTATTGCCTTGGTTCAAGAAGCAGCAAAGATGGTAGGAGGTAACGATGAACTTCAGAAAATCATCAAGTTTGCAAGTGAAAGTCTATCAGACCAAGAAAGACAAGTGGTCAATCAGCAACTTAGTTCGCCTGCTTGGAAGACTACTCTGCTTGGTCTACACGCCAGAATGTCAAGAGAAACCACACCAAGTCCAACCGCAAAAGAACCAAAGAAATCGGTTCCAGAAAAGACTTCTGTGGTTGCAACACAAGAAATTGAACCGTTCATGAACCGTAAAGATATGACCGCACATCTTCGTGACCCAAGGTATGGACGAGATAAGAAATATACAGATTGGGTACAAGCAAGGATTCGTTCGTCTGGAGATAGCAAATGGTTAAATGGATAAAGAAATACCTAGTCACTGTATTTCTCGCCTTTATGATATTCTTTACTACACTTATATTCGGTGTTAATAAACCAAAGGAGAACCTAAATGGTAAATTGGATCAAGCAAAATAAATCGTCGGTTACATTCGCAGGACTAGCATTGGTCTTTGTATTATTCTGTGCAGTTGCACAGGGTTGTGACCTACAGAAGATGATTGCCTTTACTCCTCCAGTAGAAGTAGTTCAAGCAATTGATCTACCTGAAGGCAAACTTACTCTAGCAGATTCTGCAAAGGTATGGACAGATTGGGAATACTTTGTTAAATCAAATACAGAAGCACTCAAGATAGCAGTTGATGATGCTAATCAACGCTATGCATTTGTTAGTTCTCTTATTGATATGGGTCTTGGTGCTGCATCTTCCTTTGCCCCTGCATTCCCCGGTGGTGCAATTGTATTGTCTCTATTGACCGGTGCTGCTGGTGTCATGGTTAAGAAACCCGGAACCGATGCAGTCATCGCAAAAGAAAAGGAAGATTCATACAATGCTGGTATTGAATTGGGAAAGAAGATTGCTGAAGAGTTAGCGAAGAAAGCATGATAGAATTTGATTCACTTGAAATAATTCCCTAACGGGAACTTCGCTACATGCTGTTTCTCTGACAGCATATTATTTCTTTCTCTTCTCTGGTTCTCTTCTATATGAGAGTATGGAAGAGAACTTTAGTGAAGTCTAGGACCGTCTTGCCCCTTGTGGATAACTTGACGATAATCTGGTGACGGCACTGGTTTAGTTCGTTTAGTTTTAATTTCAATTAATTTCACAAAGGATAAATTACAATGGCAAATACTGCTAATACCCTGCGTTTCCTTCGCAATGAAGCAAACGCTGCACCAACAGCAACTGACTTGCTGCTACCAGTTTTCGGTGGAGAAGTCATTGCTTCGTTTGAGGAAGCAAATCAATTCCTCCCTCTCGTTAATTACAAGCAAATCACTGAAGGTAAGGATGTTAAATATCCTGCCGTCTGGAAGATTGGTTCAGAGTACCACGAAGCAGGTACTGAACTCCTCGGTATGGATGTTGATACCAAAGAGTACACCATTTCTCTTGATGACCGTCCTCTAGTTGCTCACTTTGAAGTTGATGACATTGATACCTCAATGGCACACTTTGATATTCGCAATGAACTCGCTCTTGAATGTGGTCGTGAAATGGCACGCCAAATGGACCGTAAGATCGGTTGCTTGCTCGTCAAAGCAGCAAGAACAACTGCCGATGCCGGTACTAACGCATTCCCAATCGGTGGTAATCAATATTCAACCGCTGATGGTTTCTCAGACTTCTCTGCTGCAACCGGTAACACTGAGCGTGACGGTGCTGCTCTCATTGAAGCAATGGCAAGCATTTCTCAAGCAATGGATGAGAAAGATGTTCCTGCCAACGAGCGTGCTTGCGTAGTTAGAGTCGGTCTCTATTACGCTCTCCGTCGTCTTGGTCTTCCATATTACGATGGAACCAATGTTCAGAATGCCGCTGCTGGTGGTCTCTGGGGTCGTAATGATCTCGGAATCGCTGGTCCAAATGCTAACGCTACTCAAGGATATCAAGCACCTATTGATGTGTTCGGTACTCCTGTTTATGCATCAAATCACATTCCATCAACCAACATTACCACCGGTCCTGCTAAGTACCAAGGTGACTTTACCAAGACCATGGGCGTAATGTTCCATAAGTCTGCCATCGGTGTTGTACAAATGGCAGGTATCACCACTGAAACCATGCGTGATGTTCGTCGTCAAAGCGACTTCATGGTTGCTAAGATGCTCATGGGTGGCGGTGCTCTCCGTCCATACTGCGCATACGAGATCAGTGTCAACTGATAATGAATGGGGAGGACTGCAAACTCCCCAATATTATCTTCCATTTACTACAAATACTTAACAAAGGATAAAATAACATGGCAACTATCGCTGCTAAAATCGCTGAATCATTGACCGCTAACCCGCTCAGCACAGTGTCCGTTGACGCTTGGGATTCACAAAACATTGCTGCTACCGAAAAGGTTGGTACTGCACTTACTCAAGCGGACACTCTCACTTTCGTTGTGAGAAATTACCCAGCAGTTTACTCAATCGTTAGACAAGCAACTACTGCTTCTAACAGTTTCGCTGGGTTCATTGCTGTTCACGCTGCTGGTACTGTTACTGTCATCGCTGACAGCAAAACCTCTCTCGTAGCAGGTGCTGCTGGAACCGCTCAGTATCTCGGTGTAACTGCTGCTTCAGGAACTGTTACCTTGACTCCAAATGCTACATTTGAATCAAGCACAATCTTCCTCAAGAGAATTCTCTGAGTATTAATCACAACTCTAAGGCGGATGGATGAAATACTCCATCCGCTTATTTTTCGTTTTTTCAAGGAGAAATATATGGGAGCATTAAGCAAATTAGACGCAGTTAATAGAATCTTGGTAGCGTCTGGAGAGTTTCCAGTTTCTTCTCTAGCAGTATCTGGTGCCAACGATGTAACCATCGCCATCCAGATGTTGAATGAAGCAACTATCATGGTTCAGATGAATGGAACCAATACCAACACAATATACTCAGAAGTCCTTCCTGACAATAATGGAAAGATTTATGTCTCTGATAATATTATTCATGTTGATACTTATGGCAACAGTGCCGATAGAAATGTTGCTGCACAAGGAAGAAATCCTACTTACCTAATAGATCTTGACAATGAAGGCACAGATGTATTTGAAACAGGTGTTACTCTATACATCAAGACTGTAGTACAGATTGAATTTGAAGATCTGGAAACCGCAGATCAATTCTTTGCATGTGATCATGCAGCAAGACGATATCAGATTCTTACAGTTGGTGATAAGCAAAGTGATGCAGTTCTCAATGAACAGGCAATGCTATCTCGTATCAATGCAAGATCCAAAGATGTCCGTGCTAGAGATGCAAACTTCATGGATAACTCTAAATCTTATTGGGCGAGCATTGGAGGACGCAGGTATTGGGGTCCACGCTAAAGGAGAAGTTGAATGCCTATTGTATCTACAATCATATCAGATCTAGTTGGTGGAGTTTCAAGACAACCTGAAACCCAAAGATTTACAAACCAAATGCAGGAAATTGACAACTGCTTTACCTACATGACCACTGGTCTTGAGAAGAGAAACGGATCTACTTATATAAAGAATATAACAGATCCAACTGGTACTTTGTTTATACACTGGCATGAGAGAAGTTCTTCTCAAAGATATATCTTTATATTCAAGCAAGATGGAACAACACCTCTTCGTATATTCAAAGCAGATGGAACTACCTGTACTGTTAATTACCAAGCAGGTAAATCATCTACACTCAAAGCATATCTTAATACTGCACCTACAAATATCCGTGCAGTTTCCTTTGACGATACGACAGCAGTTCTCAATACTTCAGTAACAACTGCGACAGAGACATCCACTGTTTCATATCTTTATCCAGCAATAACCGGTACTCCTGTTGATAATAATGGAAATGCACACAATAGGATTTCTTGGAATGAATTTGATCTACCCCCTTTAGCAATAAATGAATACTGGTATGCTAGAGAAGATGCATTAGGTAATCCTTCTGGTTGGTATAAGTCTATTTCTACAGGTGCTCAACCTTGGTATGAGCGTGTCAGAACTCCAATGGCACACTCAACCTATGATCCTACAACAATGCCAATTAGGATTGTACAGACTTCGGATACTGTATTTGAAGTAAAAGAAATAGAATGGAAACCCAGATACTCTGGAGACGGTCTTACAAATCCACCAGCATCCTTTGTTGGAAAGCAAGTAACAGATATTTGTCTGCATAGAAATAGATTGTGGATGGTTGCAGGAGAAAATGTAGTAGGTTCACAGACCGGAGATTACTTTAATTTCTGGCAAGATAGTTTCTCACAACTGATAGATTCTGATCCCATTGATGTGAAATTGGGATCTGCTCAGGTCTCAAAGATCAACTATATTCAACCTTTCAATAAAGCGTTGGTATTGTTTACAAATGGAAATCAACAGTATGAACTCAGAAGTAGAGATACCCTTACTCCAACTACGGTTAGCGTCCTTGCGTCTACAGCATACACTTCTCCTAACCTTGCTAGACCTGTTATCGCAGGATCTCAGTTATATTGGGCAAGTAACAAAGGAGCATTCAGTCAGATCTACGAATACATCTCTGACGATGCAGCAGCACAATCAATCGCACAAGACATAACCGCACATATTGATACTTACCTACCAGATAACTTATCTTATTTCTCGGCATCTGCATCAGCGGATATTCTTGTTACAGGTACTGGAGATGATGGTGATCTTTATATCTGTTTCATGTATTGGCAAGGACCAAAGAAATTACAGAATGCTTGGTCCAAGTTAACACCTTCAGATAATGGAACAACTGGTAAAATATTATCTGCAAGATTCTTTGGTGATGATCTATATCTTCTACAAAGAACTGATGGTGTATTAAGAATCAATAAAATTGAAATGAGAACTATTGATGATTACCCATCATATTTACCTCGTATAGATTCAAAAAGAATCGGACAAGGATCTTGGAACAAAGCAAATCAGGAAACATCATTTACTACAGATAAATGTATGGACATAGATGTAGTTTATCTTGGGGTAGATTGGGAACCATATGGCGGAGAAGGAATTATATTGACTCCTAAATCAGTTACAGATAACGGTGACGGTACATGCACAGTCAAGGTTGATGGAGAATGGAATGAAGCAGATGCATGGTTGGGATGTAACTTTACTGCTAATGTGGAAATATCAAAACAATATCTGAGAAATAGAGATAATATAGCATTACTGGGTGTACAGAGAATTCTAAAAGCAATGGTTGCTCATAGGAACACCGGATATTATACATTAGAAATAGATCCCGGTATTACTCCATCCGACATTAGAGTAATGACTTATACACCTAAAGTTCTAGGTAGTTCATTTATCGCATCACAGAATTACATTGAAGAAGACGAGGTTGTTGCTTATAAGATCATGGGATCAAATGAAACAACTACCATAAATATTAAATCAAACCATCCTTCTCCAATGAATATTACATCAATTGAATTTGCATCAAACTTCGTACAGAGAAAGACATCACCTGTAGACAGGTAACAGGAGACATATATGGGAACAGAATTTGTAATTGGTGCTTTGCTTACAACAGCATTAACTGCCGCATCAACGGGTGTGTCGGTTGCCATGGCAAATCAAGCAAGCAAACAATCAGCGGCAATGGCAGAGTATCAGAACCGTCAAAGAGAACTTGCCTATGCCAAATCCATGGCATTTAATAGGGCAAGTCAAGAAGTCAAAGCAGCGGAACTCAAGAGAAATTTACAGATGAAATACGATCTCATGCGTGGTGCAAGTGAAGCACAAGGTGCTGAAAGAAATGTTCTTGAATCTAGAGTCCAAGAAGCAGTATTAAATTCTTTAGGATTCACCGTTGCAAGAGAAGGTGCGAAGATTGAAACAGAGAAAGAGTTAGGATTGCTTGGACAATCAATTAATCAGATGCCTCAATGGGTTGTAGGAAATACAGAATCTGCTTTCCTCAGTGGTATACAAGGTGGTATTCAAGGATTTGCAAACTCAATTAATGTAATGCAAGGAATTTCAAACATACAACAAGCACAAGCAGCAGCACAGGCATATAACGCATACAGTGGTGCTATGGGTGGTGGTAATCCATCTAGAGCATCTATCATAGCAGGAGGAGGTTAATCATGCCAAGACCATATTCTGAAGGTATTCCGGCGGGAGATCCAACCAACATCTACGCACTTATCACCAATGGTATAGATGTTCCTACAGTACAGTTTACTCCTCAAGATAGAGTCGCTGAACCTTATAATCCATGGGCAGCACTCAATAGAATCCTGAATACAGGAACTGCTGTTGCTGCTGATGCAATGAACTTCCAAGCACAACAGATTGAAAATAAGACCGCTTATGTCAATATGGTAAATAGATTGGAAGATGATGCACTTAGAACTCAGAAAGAAAATAAAAGAGAATTTGATAGGCAAGTAAAAGAGAAACAAGATGATGTCTTTATGACATATAAGACTAGAGTTCAAAGAGCAGCATTAGATGGTGACTATGCTACTGCTGAGAAACTTGCTATGGAATTTGCACAGATTCCAGAATATTCTGTTGAAAATAATCCATACATGGCAGAAAGGGCAACTGATCTTGTTGGATATGCTGATGCTAAGAAGAAACAAGCAGAAACAGAAAGACGAACAGAACTTAAAAGATTGAGTTCTGCTGCACAATCCGCAGGTACTCTTCACGCAGCAAAACAAATAGAAAGTCTTGAAGTTCAGTTCAGAGACGATGCCCAAAGACCCCAAGTTATGGGTATATTTGAAACTGCTAAACCAGAAGAAATTACACAACGACTGCAAGAATATGTTCTTGGTAGCATGGACCCAAGTCAAAGAGCACTGTTGGATGAACAGGATCTTGCACAACTCACAACATATATTTGGGATAGATCTGCTACACTTAGAAATGGTGTTACAGATGAAAGAAATAAAGCAAGGATTTATCTTGATGCAGAAATAAAAGGTAAGGCATTACTTAATGATGTAGTTCAACTTAAGGATATATCAACAGAACTTCCAAATGTTCTTGATTATTTTAGAGAAGTGGATGCCAATCCAGATTTAAATACTGGTCAGAAAAGTAAATTAAGAGATGGTGCAGTTTCATTAATTGTAGATCAGGTAAAGAAAGGTTCTCCTGTAAGAGGCGCATTGGATGTCAGAGAAGAAGTAAATCTACAAGCACAAGCAGGTACTATCTCTGTACCCAATGCTCTTGCAATCGGTAGAGGTTTGACAAAGCGTGCAGAGAGAGAACTAGAAGGTCAGATCGCTGAGTTTGAATCCAGAGCAACCAGTCAAGCAGGTGAAGGAAATGAGAATGTTGCTCTTGCAATGAGTGATGAATTTAAAGGAAACAACCCAGCAATTGCTATTGCAGAGAAGTATGGTCTTGCAACGAGAAATGCTGATGGTTCATACCAACTTTCTTCTGACCCCCAAGATCAGGGATTGATAAGAAAACTACAGCAACTTGAGCAACGATGGATTACCCAACAAGAAAGATTTAGTAGAGAAAATAATCTCAAATCAGATATTGATGTGGTAAATATTATTGGTGTCTCTAACTTCCAATACGACAGAGTTGTTACATCTTCAGATCCAAGACTTGAAGCAGGATCTCTACAACGACCCGGTATAAGTGCAAGAGATGAAGCAGTGGATTCATTGGTCACACAGAACTTTGATGCATCATTGCAGTTCAGTCAAGATCCCGGTAAAGCAATTGCATACAGACTTGCTGCTTATAGAAATGTAAAAGCAGAAAGTGAAAGATTAAAAGATGTAGAACTTACACCAGAGTATCAGTCTGCACTTGAAGAATTAAGAACCGGAACAATAGCAGAACGAGAACAGAAAATAAATGCACTTCTCAATGGATATGCAGAGAAGTCTCCTGAAGGCAAACTCAGAGAAAGTTCTCCACAAGAACGAAAGTTTCTTTATACTGCTTTAGATGAATTCATGGAAGCAACCATTCCAGATAGAATGAAACAACAGGCAAATAATCCTAGTGGAAATCTGGATGAATATGAACCTGTTGAGTTTGCAAATATGGCAAATTCAAATGCTGCTCAGTTGTTTAAGAATAAAGATAAGATGACACCAGAACAGAGAAGTATTGAAGAAGAAAGAATGGTGTTCATGCTTAGTGCAGGAGATACCTTACCGGTTGATTGGTTTAAATATCTTGGTGAAGAATATTTCAAGGAAGGTTCTTCCAAAGAACAGATGGCAAGAGGATATGAGTTACTTGAATTATCTGCAAAGACACAATACTACAGAGATCCAAACACAGGCACCGTCCGTAAATTGAACATGCCTACCGTTGGACAAGTCAATGCAGAGATATCAATGTTTGAAGGTAATGAAGTGATGTACAACACAGTTGTGATTGCTCAAGGATTGGCAATTGGAACTGGTCAAGAAGTATCAGTATTTCTCCCACAAGCACACAACGAAGCACTCCGTATCCAACGAACCAAAGATATGACCAAGGATAGAATGGCAAGGAATGCTGGAGAAATGCTTCCTCAACCAATGATTGATCCTATGACAGGTCAACCTTTTACTTTCAATAAAGGACTTATTGAACAACAAGCAAGAGAATTTAGAAATGTATTTAAAGAAGTATTCAATACTGTTATACCAGAACAAAGTGAAGATGATCCTACAGTTATCCTAGATCCAGAAGATTACATGCGTATGAATGCCATGTATCAAAGTTTCAAGATGAACTGGGGCGATGAGAAATTGGCAATGAGATCTGCTGTTTCAATGATGTCCAAGATGGGTTATAAGGTCCTTACTGCCGATCCTACGACCAGTACATCTCCTAGAGTACAGATGGTATATGATCCTTTCAACATCATACCGACCCAGCAAACCACCACAGGACAGCGTGGAATGGCAACTGGTCTATGGAGAAGGTATCTGCAAACCAAGATTGCTGCTGCTGCTCAGGAAGGTGTGATCAGAGGAACTGTTTCTCTAGATAATGCTGCTATCAATATGGATTTAAGAGCAGATATAAGCAGACCAGATTCATTAGTTCCGTTTAGAGTTGACGATTTAAAGGGCAATTCAATTTATATTCCAGAAAGATTTGGTATTTCAGAATCAGATTATCAAGCGTGGGTTAGAGAACAAAGACGAGTGGATACTCAAACTAGAGATTTAGAAGTACCCGGTCCAATGGGTCCATAACAAAGAGGTATAAATGGGAAGATTACCACCATCACAGACACTAAGAGAAGTTATTTCAGGCGCATCTGTTCCTGAGATGCCACAAACACCAGTCGGACCAAGTGCTCTACCCAGTAGACAATTCATTGAAAGAAGTAATGCAAGCGTTCCTTTGTACGAGGATGCATTAGGAAATCCCACTTACACCAACAATCAATCATGGTTTGAAACCTTCACTGATCGTAGATTATATGCACAGACTGGTGGAGGAGCAGGTTATTGGGGGTATGGTTGGAGAACTCCTACCCGTATGATGTATGATAGTTATATTGGATTGGAACAAGATCCAGCACCAGATCCCCTATGGACAAGAGAAAAAGAAAAACCAAACTTTGTTGAAGAGAGAGTCAAGTTTCTTGAAAGTCAATTGGGTGATAAGGCAACCATTCTTGCGGATGATTACGGTCCAGAGTTCTTGGCAAATCTAGCAAGCAATGCTGTTTCTCTAGATGATGAAACCGCAAGACTTACTTATGCTATGGATTCTGCATTCGCTAAACGAAGAATTGCAGACTATGACGCTGCGTCTAATTGGGGAACTTATCTTGGTACAAAGACATTATCTGCCGTTGGTAACTATATGGCAGTTGATCCTATAACCAATGTCACAACCATTGCTTCACTTGGTGCTGGTACTTTGATTCCTGCTATTGCACGAAGTGCTGTTATTGCAAACCATTTACCGTGGGTAAGTACAAGTACAAATATGGCAAGAAGTTGGATCGTAACTCACGGACCAACACTTGCAAAGACACAATTTGCTTTAGCACCTGTTGATGGTGCATTAAGTGGATATGCAATATGGGACGGATATAACAGAGATGCCTCTCTCCTGAATGGGAACAATGCTATCCTTGATGACAATCCATACGATGATATTGCTCTTGGTGCAGGTATCGGACTTGCTGGAGGATTGGTTGGATTTAGTCTGAATATCCGTCAATTGAATCGTGATGCCGCCATTGAGTCTCTTGCCACCGCAGGATTAAGTGTACCTACCAGAGAATCATTGGATTACAGTGTTCGTTATTCTGCTTCACAGAGTAATCTATTACGCAGACTCAAGTCAGCGGGTGTTAGAGAAACAGATGATATCTATAGAGAAGTAGCAGATCCACGAAGATTACATGAACTGGGTATGAGGCGTGTAGATCAGGTTGAAGATCTAGTTGGTTGGGTGGATAGAAACAAACCAACACCTGATGAACTCAGATCTTATATTGGAAATAGACATGTCGCTGAACACAATAGACTCGTAAGATTTAGAGAAACAATTGATAGCGTTGCAGATAGTCATGCAGATGGATGGGTACGAGATGCAGCAGGAAATAAAGTAGCACCAAACTTTGAGAAATATGGTGATGAAATAAATGCTGCTTTAAGACAAGCAACTGATAATGCAATGAATGCTGCTGGTGTAACTGCAAATCAGCAAAGAAGAATATATGCATTCATGAGAACTAGAGTTGGTATGACCGAACAAGATTTCCATAGGTGGGTTCAATCCACTGATCCGGGAGAAGCAGAGTTCGGTGTACTCACACAATTCATCAACCAGTCATTGGACGGAGAACGAAGAGTAATTCAGAATAATACTGTTGGTCCTCTTACATTGGATCAGGTAGTGCCATCTGGTACAAATGCCAATAGAATGTTACATGACGGTATTGATGAGACAGCAACAAATGTAAGACGAATCATTGATGATGAAAATCAAGTAATGATTGATGGTCTTGATGCTCTTGCCGCAAGTGGTAGGAGAAATCCAGATGCAGAGAAAATTCAAGAACTTCTCATCCAACTATCAAAAGATTCCCGTGATGTGAATAGACAAGGATTGCGTGCAACAGCAGGATCCCCACAAAGAAATATGCGTAGGATATACACTGCGGATGATACCAAGATCGTAAATAAAATTAATAGATTGCTACGACGAGGAGAAGCAAGAGGAGAATTCCCACCGGGATTTGTCCAAAGTGTACAAAGAAATATGCAAGCAAGAACGCTTGAGAATAATCTACTTAGAAGGAGATTGCGTGACGGAGAACTAGCAGAAATGCTTGGTCTCATGAATACCAATACTCTTGCAAAGATGGATAACCCAAGACTCATTGATGGTTTGTATCCACTGAGAACTGGTTTCCGTGATGGATTTGATGAAGTTGAAAACATCGCTTCCACCAATACAAGACTATCTGATGATTATGTTCAGATCAGTAGACTTTCCAGAACTCCAGAAGTTAATCTAGAAACAGAATTTAGTAAAGCAAATGCTGCTCTTGGTAGATCTTTAGAAGATTTGGGTTCAGCAAATACTGCACAGAGAATGCGTCAACTACTTGCACCGGGTGCTGGTCAAGCAAACCTCAGCAGTCCTAGAATAAAATCAAATGGTACACCGTGGATAAGTGGTAGCAGAACATTAAATATTTCTATAGTTGATCCGAATACAAATCAAACAGTTAGACTTACCATCAACAATAAAGAAATGTTTGAGAATGTATTTACACCAAATTCAATTGCAGCAGCAGATGCTTCTGGTAATTGGCAAGATCTAGTATTCAAAGGAAACCTATCCGATATTGTTTCCGACGCAGATAAAGCAGTTACCGCAGCAAAATCAGCATACTCTAGAATATCAAAGTCTAGAGAACTAGGTTATGCATTGGCAGATGAAGATTGGGATTTCGCTAGAGCAAATGGTCTTGTAAGATCTATGCGTGGGATTCCTTTTATCGGTAATGGTATCTCAGATTTTCTAGCAGGAACATTGAATGCCGGTGGTAGATTTATTGGTTGGGGAAATGATACTCTTGTGGGTACTAGATCAAAACTTTGGTTCAATCCAGACTCAACTACAGGAAGAGGACTTGCCGATAATATAATGATGTTGGCAAATCTTATTGATAGTCCACATGCTCTCAGGAGAAATCTAGGAAACCTGAGTGACGACAGTATGCATTCCATTCAACAAATCCGTAACTTTAATGCAGTTGCTGCACAGAGAGTTATCAAGGTATTACAGAAATACGCAAAGCAAGGAGATGCATTCCAAGGAAAAGATCATGAAGCATTGATTAATTTCTTCAGAGCGGCATTGAATAATGATCCTAACTTTGCACAGATTGCAAATAATCTTACAGGTAAACAAAAGGAATTGAGAGAAGCATTAGAAGATTTTATACGACCATTTATAAAAGAAGTAGAAACTGTAAGAGCAAGACAAGGATTGCCTGTTAGTCCAAGAGATAATGCTTCACAGATACTTCTCAATATGTTGACCAATCCTATATACGATAGAATAGTTGCACAGACAGGAAAAGTAAGAACAGTTATCAACACCGAAATCACCAGACTTCATACAGAATCTATCAGTAGACTTAGAGGTAGATCTGGGATTATGAGTGTTCCCGGTCAACGAGGACCCAAACCAAGAACTTTGGATGTTGATAGAAGACTATTAAGTGGAACCTATCTTAATCTAGATGAAGTTCAATTAGCAAGACAATTGAACAGAGATATAAGTACGGCAACAACTAGAGATGATATTTTCCAAATATTATCAAATGATATTGGTGATAATACACCAGTTGGATTTGGTATTCAACGATTGGTGAATGAATGTTCTGATACTGAAATAGCAAATGTTAGAACATGGGAAGACTTTGTTAATCTTCTTGAAAGCAAGAAAACCAATCAAGCATGGAATGATTGGATTCAAGACCAAACAGATTCTGTCTACAATAAATTTAATCCAGAGAGAAATAGATTTAATCAAACTAGAAGAAATGCTCCATTGACTGCTAGTCAAATGATCGGTGCAGATCTTATGGATGATAAACTTTATACCGAGATTGCAATGTCTAATGGTATGCGTGAATTCATGCATATAAATTTCCAAGATCTAGTTGCTGATTTCGCCAACGGTCTTGGAACTAGAATGAGATTACAAGCACAACTTGATAGGAATTTCTTAGGTGGTGCTAATAGAGAAACTGGTATATTCCAAATCCTAAGAGAAACAAGAGATGGTTTCCGTAGACAAGCACAGGAAACCGAAAGAATCCAAGGGATCAAACCCGGTACACTTGTCAACAGAATTAACAGAGACATGGATAATCTTGAAGATATGTTGGCACATTCTTTAGGATTTAGTGTAGAAACTGCAAACAGATATGGTATATGGAATACCGCATTTAGAACATTGAATGGTTCTGTTAGAGCAACTGTCGGTTCGTTCTTTGGTCTACAGACTGCACTTGCTGAAGTACCAAAAGCATTTCTCTTGAATGCAAACCGTAATGGGTTTGTCAATGCATTCATTGATACTTTGGATTCATTGGTAAATTCTCCCGCTGGGTTTGCCGAATTGGAAAACCTTGGT